GGTTCTTCGTATCTCTGCAAAGTCAACAAATCGTCTAATGAATAATCAACCAAATGTGCTAATAATACCGCTACAGATGTTGTTCCATCACCTACTCCACGAACTTGTCTTTTGCATACCTGTCTAACAAAGTTCGCACCAGCAGACGTATCTTTGATGCTCTGCGATACTTTATATCCGTCTTTTGTTAATATTGTTTCTGCGGTGTGTGTGTTTGGGTTTTCAGTTGTGATTGCTACCAATTTACCATTTGGGCCTAATGTTGAACCGATAACCTTAACTGCATCTTTAATTTGTTTTATGATTTGTTTGTTTTGCATTTTGTAACCTTTTTAACTTTGGGCGGGGCGACATCCGGTTACACAACATCGCCCCATACGGGCGGGTTGATTTGTAAGTCCTCTATATGAAAGAATAAGGATTAAAACGTGTGTGACTTTTTAATCAACCCATAAAAAAACCGCCAGCGAACTGACGGCTTTCATTTTTCGGAGGCAACCGAAGAAATGAAACTTCTAAAACTTGTGTAACCTTTGATACAATACTATTGCTAGTATATGTAATACTATACACACTTTTTCCATTTTCTCAACATAAAAAATTATCCGAATCAATTTATAAAATAAATTAATATCAGCACCAGGATTAAAATACCCCAGTGCCAATATACAAAAGGCGGTTTTGTTATAATCATTTTAACACTTCTGCTAATTCGTGTGGTTCACCGACACAAACCACAAAAGGCATAGATTGAATATTAACCATACGTGCAAACGCTAACAACTCATTTGGCTGCGCAACTACAACTTCCGCATCTGGACATTGTCTTTTTAACATTTCGCACTTTTGGCAATTTGGCATTGATATAATTACTTTACGCATTCTTTTTTCCTTTTTCTGTATTGACGATGGGATTCTATCACTTTGTCTTTGTTCTGTCTATACCATTCTCTGTTCTGGGCATTGTGTCTTTCTTTTGCCAACTCCGGATTGTTTTTCAAATCGTATTTATACATAGAATCCCACCTTTTTTTGATACATTTCAAATAAGCCCTTTGCAAACTCAAACTTAAACTGTTCCCATGCCATACTGCATTCGTCTGATATGTCATGTGCTTTTGGCAACGGTTTTAGGTCTGTCAACAACATCGCCATCACCGGCATACGCATATCTTTGTTGCTGATTTCGTTAAATCCGTGGCGTATTTTTGCTTTTACCCATCCACATTTTTCAATGAACGGAACATCTGCACCGCCACCGATATTGCCAACATTCCAAATACACCCTACGCCGCCATTGGCAAAATATTTCTCACGCAGCTTATTAACATACCACATCTGCATTCCTACCGTCCATTTTTCACCAGCGAACTGTCGCTTTTGAAACAAACCTTCTTTGAACCAACCCTGCAACTCTGGATACTTAACAAAATTCATCGTTCTCTCCTTTTTTGTGGGCTTTAATGTAATGTGATAATGAATACTGGGCTTTGTTCCATGTGTCTATGCACTGGTGGCGTGTGATTCCTAAATAATCATACACGCCTTGCATCTTATGCCCTTCTTGCTTGTGTGGGCATTGTGCATAAAACAAATCACCCGGCAAACAAACTATCGTTGGCTTTTTGCCACAATATGCACAATCAGCTATAAATTCCTTTCCTTCCATCTATCTCTCCATCAGTTCAACGGGTTATTCGCTATTCTTAACGCTTCTTCAACGCTGCTTATGATCGCCGCGTTATGACCATGTTCTAACAGCCACGATTGCATGTCTTTTTGTTCTTCACCGACTTTTGCCTTTGGTGTCTTTTTTAATTCCAAAAACCAAATCTTGTTGCGAACAATACATAAATCGGGTTGTCCTTTTGTGTAACCACGTGCTTTAAGGTCTGCTAAAAACGCAAACCGTTTGGAATCGTCTTGTTTGAAATACCCAACGCCTGTCACCGCATCTAAAACAAAGACCTTAAACCCCATTGTGCGAAACAACTGCACAATCTGCTTCTGCAAAGAATGTTCTGATTGTTTCATACTCTCTTCCTTTTAGCTGGGCCATAAGTGCGTGGTTTTGGATTACGCAAATGATCGTTTTTATGTCTTTGTTTAAGGTCTTCACGTATAATAACTCTTAATGCGCTGTTTGGGCCGTAAAACGCATCAAAAACAATGTCGTGCCATTCTTCCCATTCTTTCATCACATACCCCCTTGTTCAATTAACGATTGCAGGTATGCTGAATCTGGTTCTAATACTTCCCACTCGCCTTGGGTTTCTTGAACCAATGTGTCTTGCACAAAATCGCACAACTTTCCAAACTCGGCTGCGGACAATTTGCTTGTTGCCTTAACGCCGTGACGATATTTCCAATATTCTTTCTGGATGTCTGTTCTCATCATCCATGGTTTACACCCTTCCGGCATAAACCCTGTTTCGTTGTAAAACTTAACCAGGGCAACCATAATCGCCATAAAGAATCTATTTTGCTGCACTGTGCGTTGTTTATGATGTGGGCGGATGTCTATATCCACCCCATCCTTTGCAATGCTCTTGATGGTCGCTAATTGCTTTCCACACCAAATGCTTGCATTATCTATGTTGCTTTGTGTGAAATACATTTTTACCACCTTGCTTTTCTTGCTTGTGACATTGCACGTGTTTTGTTGCGATATGTGTTTTCTTTGCGTTCACGTATCTTCATCACACGTAAAATTTCACTGGTTAATCTTTGGGTTGCTTCCATACTGTTGCAACGTTCTAAGCAAGCATTGATTGCATAATCAAAGTTGCGGAATGATATATCTAAAATCACTCTATCTTCTGGTGCGTGCATTGATAACTCCTAAGATTGGATCTGGGTTTAATTTGTTTGGGTTTATATTCATAACATCGCCCATGTGGAACTTATCTAACTTTTCAATAACTTCTTCCTTGGTCTTGCCGGATACTGTCGCTGTTAATCTGTGTCCTAAATACACATGTTCAGTATCAGTGAATTGTATTGTCCCCACCCACTTGTTATATGCTTGTCCGTTTTTAACTGGTTGCCATGCCGGCCCAGAAGTTGAATACACTCTCAGTTTCATTTGTTGCCTCCTACTTTTGTTAATTTTGCCCAATCACGCACTTTGAACATGATCAGGTTATTCTGTATTGCTACCGCTATTTGTTCTAACGGTGTTGCATACTGGAATCTGATAAAACACTCTGGCTTTTGTTCTTTTGCCTGTGCTAATTTGTATTTTAACCATTGCTGCGGATCTAAAATTACATCGTCTGTTTCTGGATCTACCAAAGAACGCTTGTTAACGTATTCACCCATTTCGTTTGGTATAACCCCGCTTTCCATCAAAACAGTTATCAGTTTGTTAAACGTGCTTGCTATGCTAAATAACTTTGTGTGTGGTCTGTGCCATTGCAAAACCACTGGTTCTTCTTCTGGCTCTTTGGTGTTGATATTTGGATCTGCTTCCAACATCGCTAATATCTGACAAACACGTGGTCTGCTTTTATCGTTTTTACGTGCATAAAATAAATTCACTTTGTTTTTGATATCATCCCAGTAATATTTATCAAACTCTGCATCTATCTCTGGAACGTTGTTTTGCATCTGCAAAATTTGTTTTTCTGGCAAATTGTATAACTTACCTACCAAATCAATAAAATTTTCTGCGTTTGTCATGGTTGCCTCCTTAAATCAGAAAATGGTCTGGATCGTTAATATCTACCGTGTCACTTTCACGGTTCTTAAAACGTGGATTCTTTGCCCACTTACGAAGAAATGGTTTCCAATCCACAATCGGTGTCTTAGCATCGTTAGGTAATACCCAACCAATGCCGGAATAATAATCGTAAAAAGCCTGTGCTTGTTCTTGACTCACAGCAAATCCACCAACACCAGCCATATCATCTTGCTGCTTGGCATAATCTAAAACTTCTTGTTCAGTTGGATTTACGTGCGTAGTAGATATACTAGAAATATTATTCCTAGAATTATTATTTATATCATTTACATTTACATTTACATTTTGATATCTGTTTGATATCTGTTCAGATTTCTTATCAGATATCTGTTCAGATTTCTGTTGCCATCTTTTTTTACGATTTTCAGCAAATCTTTGTGCTTTTTCTACATATAATTTAGCAGATTGTTCTAATTGTGGTTTTATAATTTTCTTCCAAACATGCGTATTAGAATCACCGTTTGGAAAAGCAAATACGGCATACATGATTTCTATTTGTTTGTCCTTTGGCAAATCCTGTATCATGTCATACCAATCTGTATCTATAAACAATTTCATTACTGACCTTCCTTTCACTGACTCTTTACTTAAATCCTTTGGGGTGGCGGTCAGTAAACCACCCCATCGGAAACTGGTGACCGGCGAACAGAATGAAAAGGAAGGAACACCGGTCATAAATTTGACAAATAAAAAACCTGTGCTATATTAGATAGCCCAGGTAAAACTTTTGTCAGCAAGTTTTGCCGTATTGCTGTTGCAACTATTTTTTCAAATATCGCTAAATTCTGTATCAGCAACACGTCTTGCCTCCCTTTTCACCACCTATTTTACACTATGTCAAAATAAATGTCAACAACTTTTTACATAGTGTCTTTGATATTATGTCAAAAATATGTAGAATTAAAAGAAAAAGGCAGGTTTATGGCAGGTTTTGCTGTTTCAGAAGATTCTAAAAATATCGGAATCAGAATGAAACAAATCTTAAAACAAATAAATATTACACAAGAACAGGCAGCATTCCGTCTTGGGCTTTCTTCTGCATCTGCTCTTCATCATTACATGTCCGGCAGACGAGAATTACCAATTAGCGTAATCAACAGATTTTGTACAGAATTTAATATTCCTGTGGCTACCCTGTTTGCTAACGACGATATTACACTTAATACAGAAAACGATCTTGTGCTTGATATTATGCTGGCTATTGACGAATTTCTAGCTGAAAAACACCTTGCTTTAACAGGTGAACAACGCAAAAAGTTAGTTAAAGATTTCCTAGCAAAAGATTGCCACGATGCAAATCTTATAAAAAGCACGCTTTCAGCATTGCATGCAATAAACTCGGAAATGTTCTCAAAAGGAAAGTAGAATGAACGCTATTTTCAAAGATTTTGTTGATGATATAAAAAATGCTTTTAAGATTTTACCAGAATATCTACCAATAGTTATATTTTTAAGTTTTGTTTTTGGTGCTTTTCATGGTGCTTTTTATGGTTTAGAAACATTCCTTATTTTTTTAGGAATTTGGGCATTAATATTTATTTTACTACCTTTCTTTATTTTTGTTTTAGGTATAACAAATTATATTTTTGGCTTAAAAAAAGACAATAAATAAAAATAATTTTCCCGATTAACCGCCTTGTTGGCGGTATTTTTTTATTTTTTTATCTTTTTTAATCTTTTTTGACATAATGTTCAATTTTTTTGTTGACAATCGTTTTGACATAATGTAAAATAAGCATCGTAATAACAACGGAGGCAACCATGAACAGACAACAAGCAATAGATTACATTCAAAATAAAATATATGAAGTTCTAGACGAAGATGAAATCTTGGCCTTGGATGAATATATCAATTACTACGGTGAAGATAAAGATAATCTCGATACTGTTTTTTTAGATCAATACATTGACGATTGTATTCATTACGAAGAAGAAACTGATACTTACGAATTAAACACACCTGATCACTTGGTATTTGTTGATCCTACATTACACGGTAAGTTTATTAAATACTCTTGGGCAGGCAACACAATTTACAAATTAGCATAACGGAGGCAACTATGATCAAAGAAATTATTAACTGGTTTTCAGAAAAACACGAAACAAACAAAATGTCCGAACAACAAATCATGGACTTATTAGCACAAGATTTACCACAAGACTAACGGAGGCAACAATGGAAAAAACAAAAATACAAACTATCGACATCAAAGGCAAAAAATATGCAACAGTGGATTCACGTGTAGAATTCTTCCGTGAAAAATTTCCACAATGGTCACTTGAAACTGTATATCCTATTCTAGATCTAGACAAAGGTGTTTGTGTATGCCGTGCTGTTGTAAAAGACGAAACAGGTAAAGTGGTAGCAGACGGGTACGCTCATGAATGGCAAAACAAACCAGGTTCTATGGTTAACAAAACATCTTACATTGAAAACGCACAAACATCTGCTGTGGGTCGTGCTTTGGGCTTTATTGGTATTGGTATTAACGGAATGGGTATCGCTACAGCCGAAGAAGTGCAAACTGCTATTGCTCATCAAGAAGCAGAAGATTATCCAGAAACTACCGAAAAAAGTACAAAAAAAACTACCGATATGTCTATAAATGACCTTGTGGGTGATGAAATACCTTTTACTGCACCTGCAACGGCTCATCCTAACGATTGGTTGTCTGTGAATGCGTTTGCTGGCGAAATGGAACGTTGTAACGATGTGGCTGAAATATCTCGTATCTTGAACGGACAAAAAGGAAATCCACATATCAACGATCTTATTCCGCTGGCCAGCGCACGTAAAGCAGAAATCTTAGATAATTTACAGATGGAGATGTAAAAACATGAAACTGTATGAAGAAGTTAACATGATTGAAGATGCTATCAACGAAATGTTGTATGGTGATGCTGAACTTGATATTACTGCTCTCGACAATCTTATGGCTGCAAAAGCCGACACTATTGCACACGGGCTTGAAGCTTTATGTAAAATACGTGCACGCAAAGAATCAGACATCGCTGCGTTAAAAGCCGAATCCGCCCGCATGAAAGAAAAGGCAGATTGTGAAGAAAAAGCTTTACAACGTTTAGAATCATACATCGTTGACATGTTAAAGAGATCCGGTGAAAGCAAAATCACCGCTGGAACATTTACTGTTGGGACACGCCTCTCATCCTCCGTTTACTTGTGTCCTGACTTTAATGTTCCTGAATATATGAAAACCACCACAACAACTGCACCAGATAAGCTTTTGATAAAAGAAGCATTGAAAAACGGTGTCAAGATTGACGGTGCATCTTTAACAACAAAAGAAAACTTAGCTGTTAAATAAACAAAGGCTTGTCGTTCAACAGTAGGACTCTGGACTCCAAATCCAGCAATCAGGGTGCGAATCCTTGCAGGCCTGCCAAACAGAAAGGAGAGAAAAATGTTATGGGTATTACTAGGAATAATGATAATCGCTTGGTTTATGGTTAAAGAAGGAGAATAACAATGGAACAAACAGAATTATTAAAACAGGCACTTAAAAAGATAGAGAATATACAATATTCATCAAAAGATTTGGCGTGCCAGAGCCAAGAAAGAATTGCTGTGTATAATGAATTTGGTATAGACCCTATAACATCATTAGCAACAGAAATAGTTTTTTTGTGGGAGTTTATAGATAAAGGGCTAGGTTCGGCTGTTGGTTATGCTGGTTTATTAGATGAATTATTAAAAAAAGGTGGTGACAATGACAAAGCCAATATGTAAGGATACAACAAATGAATTGTTAGTAAATATAGTCGGACTTAAGCAACAACTAGACCGCACACGCAAGGCATTGGATGTCGCTGTTGATGCGTTGAAAGATAATTTATCGCAGGCGAATTTTACGCAAATGCTTGATGTTTCAAGATTCCATTGTATAAGAACAAAATGCGAAACAGCCCTAGACCAAATCACAGCACTAGAACAAAAGGATTAAGTGATGAGATGGCGTGCGGTTTTATATGTAAAAGATAACAAAAAGGATTTGTATAGTATTGAAGCGATGGTTCTTACATCAGACAGAATGCAAGCAATAAGTATGATAAGCCAATACGCTTTTACTATGACAGACGATAAAACAAAAGATATAAAAATTATTATCAGACCTGGGAAAGCAGGCGAAGATAATATAACAGACGAAGGGGAATAATAATGACAGAAACAGAAAGGAAGAAAGACGGACAACTTTTAATTCCGTTCGAAAAACAATTACAGTTGGCGATTCAATTTAAGGAGAAACAGAGATGAAAGAAATAATAGCAATCTTGTTCTTATCTGCCACAACTTTAATGTATGCTTTTGGCATAATTGAAAGCAAATACACATATAAAAAATACCAAGAACAAACAAAACAATTACAATCTAAATTAGATTTATGTGAAACCAAATGGAGATTAGATATAGACTTGTTTGAATTAGAAATATGTAAAGATATTTGTGGTATAGAACAAAAGGAGTAACAAATGGCTATCATCGACTTCAGTTTTCCAACACTACACAAGAACGAATGGATAGTTCGGGTTATCAAGACCGCACCAAACGATAATCTGCATCCGCAGACGGTGCGTTTTGAAAACAAAGATGATGCTTTCAAATACTACGAACACGTTAGACAACTGTGGCAAAGACAAAGAGGGTAAAGATGAAAGAATTTGGTTATATCATTTTGGTAGTTTTATGTTTGATACTTTCGTTTGCTATAAGCTCGTGTCAATGCGAAATGAGAGCTGGTTATGGTATATCTTCGCATTATAACCCGCTTATAGGATGTGTTTTTGAAAAAGAATAAATAGATAATATATTAGCTAAAAGTGCCAAAAAACAGCCAAAATAGATAATATATTAACCCAAAAGGAAGAAAGATGAATAAACTATACACAACCGCAGCAGCAATTCAATATCTGCGTGAACAAACTGGGGCTATGTCATTAAAAGTCTTTACAGAAGAAGTTAAACAAGGCAGAATCCCAGAAAAACCTTACGGCAAAACTGTAAGATTTAGAAAAGAGGATTTAGACAGATGGCAAACAATAACACACACGCACCATACCGATTATTCCAACGAAACGGTATCTGGCACGCACGTATCTCGTTCGTCTTTAATGGACGAAGGATTGTCATTCGCCAATCTACAGGCGAAACTGAAATCGAACGTGCACAAGCTTGGTGCATCAGCAAAATAGATGCTATCCGCAAAAGCCCTGCTGCAACCCATGAAATAACCTTGGATGCGGCCTGTGCAAAATGGTATCTGGAATACGGACAAAACTTATCTAACCCCGTAGATGCACTTTCTAAATTACGCATTCTATTGACCTTAATTGACGGCGATTTGCTACTTTCACAAATTTCAAAGATGGATGTGAATCATCTTGTGACACACTTTATGCAGACAGGTCGCAAACCTGCTACTGCCAATCGTTATTTATGCCTACTTTCTTCTATTTGCACACGTGCAAAAAATTATTGGGATTGTAATATACCAGATTTCCGTATTTTGTCTTTCCGTCAAAAAGAACCAAAAGAAAATATTAAATACTTTAAGAATTGGAATGAAATACAAACGCTATTACAATACTGTGCACCACATGTCCGCCCTATTGTCTTAACGGCTCTCTACACAGGTTTAAGACGTGGTCGCATATTATCTCTAACTTGGGAACAAATAGATTGGGAAAACAACCAAATTATTTACATGGGTAAAGACGGACAACCGCACTCTGTACCAATGGTTAAACCGCTACGTGATGAACTGGAACAACTGCCACGATGCAATCAATATGTATTCACATATCATGGACACCGCATACAAGACATCAAAAGCGCATGGAAAGCCGCTTTTATCAAATCTGGGCTACCATATCGCAACTTTCACGCCCTACGTCATACAACAGCTACATGGCTATTACGTCAAACAGGAAACCTTAAGATTGTTCAAACGGTTTTAGGCCATCACAATATATCTGTAACAACAAAATACGCACACTTGGTTAATAACGAATCTCAAGAAGCACTAAATAGCCTTTTCAAAAGCTAATTGCACAAAATTTACACAAATTTTATAAAAAATCCCAGAAATAGTGCTAATTCCTTATGACTACGGATCAGAAGGTTGAGGGTTCGAATCCTTCTGGGCGCGCCACGATTTACCGCATATTTCTGCGGTTTTTCTTTACTTTTGGTGTGGCAACACGTTGTCGTATATTTCGCTTTTTTTATCAAAAAAATGCCATTTTTGATGCCTTTTTACACAAAACGTGCACAAAATTTACACAAAATGCACAACGGATTTCTGTGGGTTACAGAAGATTCTAAAAATCCTATTTACACAAAAATAAAAAAACCACCCTTTCGGGTGGCTTGGAGAACAACGTTGACTTATAACGATGCGCTTTAATTATAGTATTTGTTTTTGGTTTTGCAATAAGTATATGTTCCTAAGGCATAAATACCCTATTAAATATATTTTTTTACAATATCTAATAATTGCCTTTCGCATAAATTATACTTTTTTGACAATTCTTTATACATCATTCCGTTTTTTCTATCTTTTACTATATTTTCGTTTCTTTGTTTTTTTATTATAGAAATTTTTTCTGGTTTTGGTTTTTCAATCCAATTTTTTCCAGATTTTACAGGTTTATTTATAGCATCTTCAATAGAATATCCATACCTAACAACTCTATCATATATTCTATTTCGTGGAATATTACACAAATCTGCAATTTGGGGTAAAGTCAACAGATTTCCGTTATATAAATATTTTTTTACACATCTGCGATTTCTATTATTTTCTTCTCTGGAAACCCATCTGCAATTATCTGGGTTGTAGCCATCGTTATTGTTTATTCTGTCTATAGTTAAACCCGGTTTCCACCCATTATTAAAAGCCCATTCTCTAAAATTTAACCAATCATTCCATCCTTCATATACAGATAAACGGTTGTATATGTGTGCGTGCCTATCTGTTGTATCATACTTAAACCGGTTTCCGCCTGCTCTTCGCCTAATACCTATCCATGTTTGATAAAGTCTTTTTTCTTCCGGGTGTGTTGAAAAATATTTCATACGCCCATCTTTATATTGCTTATTATTTTTTCCTTGATGAATTTTACTTAAATGTTGTCTTATTTCTAACGAAAGCATATTTATCCTTTTTTATACTTGTAGATTACAACAAGTTGTTGTAATTATCAAGGAATAAATATTCTATTTCCGCTTTTTGGCATCTGTGTAGACAAATGAATCCACCCCGATGTATATTTTGGATCTTCCGCCCACAGCCCACAGTTAATCAAAGCTAAATTGCCTGTATCGGTTTTCAACCATGTTCTTAATTTACCATCCTTGTCGTCAATATCCACAGCACAACCGTATAAATGGCTGCTGCCCATTGCCTTTGGGTTAATGCGTTGCTGGTCTTTAATTGACCGTAGGCACGATGTTGCATTACGTGGTGGAACAAATCCTAATTTATTCAGTTTGCGACACAAATCTTCCAAATTACGCAAAGTGACTATATCAACTTCTTCTTCTTTCCATTTATGCTGACCTGCATTTAAAAGCTCTTTAACCGTAAATTTCATCTTTCTTCCTTTTAAAATAAAAACCGCCCATACGGACGGCTCTATATCCTATAAAAAAATAATATTAACAATTATTTTGCGCTGTTTCTAATGAAGCACCATTTTGCATTTCTATATTTATGCAAATTTGTTCCATATGATTATCTGCTATGCCTTGTTCTATAACAAACATAGCTATTGCACCGTAGTATAAAACAAACGGTATTGATGCTATAAGTAAAAATCTTTTTATTGTTTTACCCATTGTCCTCTAAACCTGCTATCCCAAGCTCCTGCTGTTGTTCCTTCGTGTGGAATCATTTTATCAACAGGCACGCCTGGATTCTTTAGAGAAATTATAACAGCATTTATATTATTTTGCAAGTCTTTTTGACTATCTTTTTTTATTTCTTCTTCGTTTTTCTTATACCAATATTTTTTAAGTGGATAATCGTATAGATTTTCTTTTTGACGACCTAGCCATAAAGCAAAATCCGCTGCATCTGCTCCTAATTGTGCAGCACGATACATTCCTCGTTTATGATAAAAATCGTCTAATTTATTTGTTGAATAACCCTTTTGTCCAGGCTCTTTTACAAAAGCATTATAAGCTTTAACAATATCTCCTGTTTCGGTCATATGGTCTTTTTCTTCTTGTAAAATATTATACACACGGATTTTATTTAATTGCCGTGTTGCCCAATTCGGTCGTTTATTTTCTGATATTTCATTACGTAAAGCATCAGCTATAACAGACACATAATCTTTTTCATCCATTTTATACACCTATTTTACTTAATAACCTTTGTCTTAATCTTTACACAATTTACAGCCACGATTATCGCTATGATTCCGCATAATATTGCCAATAGGGTGTTATTGCGTTCTTTTAGTTTATCCTTTTCTGCATGGCATGCAGCTAATTGGTTTGTGATCGTAGCTTTTAATGCTGCAATGGGTTCGTTTATTTCGGCTTGTGGGCATTGTTTTTTAATTTGTTGATAAATTGCATTAGTTTGTGACAAAGCTGCTTCTGTGGCCGTTTCTGATGCAGTTTTTGCGCATCCGTTTAACAATAATGCAAAAATCACAATTTTGTAAAGTGGTTTCATTATCTCACCCTTTCATTTAATACCGCCGTTTGGGCTTTCCCAATCACCATTTGCGGCATTGTTGTTATCTTTACGTCTGGAATAATAATATAATCTCTTTCGCCTTTTGAGCGTGTTCCTGCTACTAAGCGTAAATTAACTTCGCCAAAACCCGGAAGAGCTTGGTTTGTATAAAATTTTTCAGGAAAATTTATGTTGCCATTTATCATTCTGCCTTTTTGATATGCTGGCGTTTGAATGCACTGGCGATTTTTCAAAATAATATTACCGTTTACATCTGGATACATTACCGGATCGCTAGCATCTATCAGGGCATTATGTCTATGACCTGTCCATATTAAGTCGGCCATTACAGATTTGTTTATACGAGAATAATCTATAATACCTTTTGTTACAGGTGCATTTCCCCCTGCCCCATGATGCGCATAAATATCATAGTGATAATTGTGTTGGTTTGAACCTTTTTCTTTGAAAGTAAAACGCAAGAAGTTTGCATAATTTCCATATAATATCTTGTGTTCTTGTCCTAAGTTCAACATGGTGGTTATCATTTCCAGAACATCCAAGCCGTTGTATTTCAATATGCTTTCTTCATGATTTCCACGACCAATGAATAATATGTTCTTCTGGTAGGGTTTCAAGAACTCATAGGCTTCGTTCAATTTAACATTTAATTGGTTATCGGTGTTTGTTATGTGGTGTGGTGTAGCTCTCTTTCTATCGCCAAGTAATATTGCATCAAAGAAGTCACCGTTTATCAGAATATACCGCCCGTCTTTTAAGCAATAATCCAAGTGCTTTTTTAATGTTTCTCTGTCGCAATCTGGCGAATCAAAATGAATATCGCTAAATAACGCCAATTTGATTGTTTTTCCTGCTTTTGCTTCTGCTACCCAACTAAATGCTTTCATCTTCTCCCCTTTTATCGTCTGTTACAGTTATCTTGCATAATGCACCAGGTACATGGGTTAAGCCGGTAGGTTTCCCAGTTCTCTAATGTTTTTCTGCAAAATTCTCTATCCGCTGAACGCAAATCGTAATGTTCAATTGCAAAATAAACTCGGTCAAATTTCTTCTCTTCCCATTGGCAAGGAAGGAAGTTGCTTTTTATTTCATTTATAACTTTGTGTGCTGGGAATATATTTTGCCGCCAAGTGTAAAAATTCTTTGGAATTTTTGATTGTGGATAATAATGCTCTCTGCTAAAACGTCCTGATGGTATTTCTAATCCTGACAGAAAACAAACATGCGACATCTATTTCTCCTTTGTTTCATCAACACCCAAATCTTTTAATTTCTTATTGGTTAGCTGTGTAAGCAAATAAAAAACACGGCTTCCCGTGGCTTTATAAAAATTCTCTAAAACGCTGTAAAACTCTACGCCAACAATAATGGCAACAAATAATCTAGTAACTTCTGTTTGATCTAAATATGCAGGTAACACACCTTCAAATATTTTTGCACAGATAATAACAAACATATACGCACCGCATTTGCTGATTGAATTGCGGAACTTATTGCTTGTCCACATTTCGCCTTTTCTGCGTGCTGCCCAACAACCTGTAACAAAATCTGCTGTAACCATAAAAGCACAAGCACCTAACCACCAGCCAATTGGTGCAAAGAATGCACAGCAGGCTGACCACATTGCGTATAAAACATTTCCACTGTTAAGATGCTCTGCAAAATGCCATTTATTCATTTTAACTCTCCCACATTAAATATCGGGGCTTTCACCCCGACACTTATTTCTTTTTACCTTTCTTTTTTCCACATGGCATATTGCACTCCTTTGCTTTGCTTTCTTTGAACAACTTTCGTTCTTCAAACTCTGCTCGTTTTCCTATATTAAAAAATGCAATTGGTCGTATAAAACCCATTGAACGTGAAAACACTTCACATATCTGTCTTTTCATTTTTAATACCCTATAGTTAAGCTTTTTCGATTATCTTGATAAGTTCTTTGATTAAGTATTCACCGGTTGCATATAAACCTTTGATAACCAAAGACAATAAACCATAAACCAATTGCCAGATGTATTTTGCAGTTCCAACAATAAAAGGAATAATTACGGTCTTGTATTGTTTCCAAAGCTTACTCCATTCAGTTTTGTATTCTTTCCAAAGTTTTCTCCATATTTTCTTCATGTTTTACTCCTTAAATTATCGGGTCTGTTGGATATGGGTATCTTGCTTTGATTTCTTCAACCTTGGCATCTCGTTCCGCAATTAGTTCTGCAATTTCAGCAACAACTTCTTCTGTCTGTTCTTTATCACGCAAACGAGAAATATGTGCTGTGATTGGGTCAACTTCGTTTTGATAAGCCAATGCACGTTTTTCACTTTGTTCATCGTGTGTTGGTGCTAGTGGCTCTGGTATAGCACAGATTTCATAGTAACGAACATCGACATCGTCTTCTAATCTGTGTTTTTCCTCTATTGTTGCATTGTTTGCGTTGCACCAGTTTGCTGCTTCTGGTGGATATATTCCGTCAAATATTTGTCCAATGTAATATTCCATATTATCCCCCTTAACTTGCTGCTTTTCCACATACATATACCGAAACATTAGTTAATGTTCTATCTACAGTATATGCACCATATATCGGTTTACAGAATGTTGTGTTTCTATCAAAACTCATTAAAACACAATACCCTTGTCCTGTTGCTGCTGCACTATATCCGCCATTAGCCATTGGTATTGGAAAGACAAACGCCCCTAAATCGCCTTGTCCACCATATGGTACGGTAGTACTTCCACTAAAAAATCTTCCTTGTTCTACCCACCCATCTGAATATTTGCGATACCAAGTATAGTTGTTTCCAGAAGTTGGGGCTTGATATGCAATCAATTCGTGTCCTGTATCAACTTTTCCTGCTAACGCATCATAAACACCATCCGAAGATACAGGATTATTTGAACCGTCTGTTGGTGTCGCATCTATGCTGGTTGCACTTACTGTTCCTGGTGTTCCAGAATTTGTTAATAATGTTCCAGATGTTCCACCACCCAACAAACCTTGTTTGTTATCTAATTGGTTTTGTATTGATGATGTAACACCATCTATATAATTTAATTCTGTTGTATCTGCCGTAATACCGTCCAAAATATTTATTTCTGCTGCACTAGCAGTAATACCTAAATCTGATAAACTTTGAACTGCGGTATCTGCTTTTGTTCCTTGTGCTGCTGTAGCATAATCACTACTTGCGGTATATGCTGCACTACCTAAACCTGTTACTGCAACATCGGCTGATGTGCCATTTGTATTAACGCTGATTGTTCCATTTGCAGTTCCGGAAGCTACTGCACGAACACCGCTGTTTGTGAAGTTTGTACCAGTTAATGTAATACCATCACTTCCTGTGTACGTTGTGTCGGTTGCACTGATTGTGCTTCCAGAAATACTGATGTTTGTGCCAGCTGTTAAAGTATCTTGTTTTGCGTTTAAAGCACTTTGTAAATCTGTCTGGTCTGACAATGTTCCTGTGATTGCACCCCAAGCTGCTGATGCTGTTGCTGTTGACCAAGTTCCATCGCCTTTTAAGAATTTAGCTTGATCACCTGCCGCTGGTGCTGGAACTAAACCGCTTGTTCCTGCATCGCCTGCACTTGCACCCGTCATAACACCTGGCAAATCTGAAAGTTTTGCAATTTCGCTACCATTGTATGTTACTTTTCCGCCATTATTCGTCTTGAAATTTATATTTCTAGTGCTGGCGGTCATTGTTTGCAACGTTATATTACTTTGACCGTCTATATCATAAGACCAATAACCAAGTTTTGTTCCACCATTGCCTGCTAATATATATGTCTTGCCCGCTGAATAATTCATTATGCCGGAGAAAACTTTTTCTCCAGTTATGGTTTGTGTGGTATTTGTAGTTACATAGTTTGCCAAATCTGCTGGCTGAACTGCTGTATCAGCTTTTCCACCTTGTGCTGATGTAGCATAATCACTACTTGCGGTATATGCAGCACTTCCTAACCCATAAACAGCAACTTCTGCACTGGTACCATTCGTATTAACACTGATTGTACCATTTGATGCACCAGTAGCCACACTACGCACACCACTATTGGTAAAATTTGTGCCGGTCAGTGTTATTCCATCACTACCTGTATATGTTGTATCTGTCGCACTAATCGTATTTCCAGTAATATTTATATTTGTTCCTGCTGTTAAAACATCTTGTTTGGCATCTAACGCATTTTTCAAATCTGTTTGATCTGCAATATCACCAACAATATTCCCCCACTCTGTTTCTGCAACAAAGGAATATGGTAAATCATTCCAGTATGTTGTTCCATCACCTACTTTGGCTTTATGCGTGTCTATTTCAAAACCAATTTCTCCACGTTGCAACAAAGGATTCTTTACTGTCCATTCTGCTGCAGGAAAAGACGGATGTCTTAATCTGCGATAACGTCTGCTTGGGCCTTGAATGCGACCATCACGTGTCATCGGTTTTTCTGTGTATTCTGCGTTATGTTTCTGTGCCATTTTATAACTCGCTATTTATCCATGCGTCAATATCATCATCTTCAATGTCAATATCAACGGGGTCTGTTTCTTCTTCTGGTTCAACATGTGCTTGTCTGTCAATTTCTTGCCAGCACATATCAGCTAATATTGCCCAGTGTTCTTGTGTGATTTCTATTTGGTGTTTGTTTTTAAAAGCTTCTATAACAGTGCGTATTACACTATCAATGAACGGCAAATCTAAATACCCTTTCCGTTCAAAGAATGTCTGCATCAAAGATAAACGCAACACAACATACATATCTTGCATGTCATTACGATTATGATTTTCACGTGAAAAATGCTTACGTAAAAAACGCATCAATATTTCATCCGCTAAATCACAATGTGTCTGCGTTGCTAAATTATCTAAATGGTGCAATATAGATAATCGTAACCGGACAACCAATTCGCTGATTGGTCGTGTTTGTATTTCATTCTTTCCACGAAAAAACCGCAGGTATCTGCGGAGTATCGTGTTTTGTTTATCATTACGAGTAAATGCACTTTCGTCATCTATTCGCCTTATATCAAAAGCCATGATTATTTGCTTTTCTTTTTAGTGTTTTTCTTAACAGCTTCTTCAATATGTTCTTGAACAACTGCTGGTTCAACCTTTTCTTTAACTTCCACATCGTATGCGGCATCTGTATCTAAACCATAAGGCTTAATTTTGCCACTTACAGTGTTTTCGGTTGATTGTTTGATGTCCACAGTATCAGATACCGTAACATTTGTTGTGATGGCAATTTTACCATCTTCTGGGTATCTGTGTGTTGTTTCAACTTCAACTGCTACATTAACAGGTTGAATTTTTACATCATAAGAAAAACTACGTAACCTTGAATTCATTGTGTAACCTCTTTTTGTTGTTTATTGTGCTTTTAAAGCTTGCTTTAATCTTTCATTGATTGTTCCGCTGCTTTTAGCTGGCAATCTGTATATATACTTGCCTGATTTTTCAAGTCCTTTACCCAGACTTTCTAAAATCTTTGGTACATATTTACTACCAGATGTAACTCTTTTTGGAGTTGGGTATTTTCCATACAAGATTAAATTTGCTAAATCGTTAAACGTCTTATTGTTTGCAGCACGAGTTGCTGTATCTGTAGTCTTTCTCACTAAGAAATTAACACCACTTCCAAGCGATTTTATAGACATCATATCTTTTGCACCCTGATTAAGTTCATCAGCCTGTGTTATACGTGCACCGGTTTGTGAACCACCTTTTGCTGCATATAATGCGTTTTTAATAGAATGAACACGTTTTGCAAAACCAATCAATTCGTTCGCAGCATCTTTACCTAACAATACTTTTAGATTTTCTTGTGATTGCTTTGGTAACAATTTGCCAAAACCTGTTGATGGATCAATTTTTGTATCCATCAAATTAATAATCTTGTTGCGAACACCAATTTTAACCGCATCTAATTCCGCAGGTGTCATATTACCTAGTTGTCTTGAAAGATTTTCTGGTGTTATATTTGAATTAAATATCTTTTCTGCAACACCTTCTGCTTTTTCTACTGCTGGTGTGTTAGAAGCAATAGAACGAGCTTCTTTATAAACAGGATTTATTTTGTCTAATGTTCCAACCAATTCATTTTTCGCACCAATTAGATTACGTGCTACATTTTTTTCGCCTGCTCTTGTTGCAACATCGATTTTATCGTCTAAAACTCTTTTAACTCCATCCCAGAATTGCAAATCATCAACCTTAACTTGTCCACGACCACCAAATGTCTTTGCATAATTCTTGGTTGCTTCGTCTGCTGCATCTGCAATTAAAGAATTACCATACAACCCATCTGGATTATCAGGACGTAACAAATCAACTGGTATTTTTGTTGCATTTGCTTGATCATACAAAGGTTTAGCTTTTGCATTATAATATTCTTGCATTTCCGGTATAGATTTCATACCGCTTTCTGTCTTTAACACAGAATCAAGTTTTTCTTGTGCCATTTGTGGTAATTCACTTTCAAATCTTTCTTTGTAATCTGAAATTGTGATACGTGCATCAGGGCTTACCATTTCAGCCGCTTGTAAAACACGATTAATATTATCATTACCAACTTCTGCTAATGTAACACCTTTGCTTTTAGCTTCGTCAATAACAGCATTAACTCTTTCTTCGCTTCCAAGAACATTTTTTAATACTTTCTTTTGGCTAGCACTTAAGTTTTCAGGTTTTGCATCAACAATCTTTTTTAATCTGGCTTTTTCAATTGCGTTTGCCAAACTTCCTGCTTTAGTTGCTACTTTTGATAAACCATAACTTAAAGTTCCTGCTGCAGGTGATAACAAAGCAGCTGTTCCTGCACCTTGAACTGATGCTTTAACTCTGTCTGCTAAATCACCTTCTGAACGAATTCCTGCATCTACAGCACTTAAAGGAATTGCTACTTTTGCTGCTTCTCCAACTTTGCCAACCCAACCTGGTGCTTTGCTAGCTGCTCCAACAGGTAACGCTATACCACCTACTAATTCCGCACCAATATTTTGTATAGGATGTGCTTCTGCAAAAGCACGTTCGTCTGCATTTTCTTTTGCTAATGCACGGTCATATCTTTCTCTCCAAGTAGCAGATGTTCCATCTGGTTTTTGTGGTACTAAATCATTTCCACCTAATTTATCAACTAAGTAATCTCTAGAAGCATCCCAAGCAGCGTTATATTTATTTACAATACTACCAGCTAATGGAATACCACGTGCTGTCGCATTTAACAAATTATTAGTTTGTTCTAATGCATCATCAATAATAGATGTCTTTTGTGGTTGTTCATGGTTCATACCGAGTTGCAAAAATTCACCAACTTCCATCAAAGAAGAACCTTTTTTATTTAATTCTTCTTCAACTTCTTGCTGTGTGAAGCCGTTTTGTTTGGCTAATCTTGCAAAATCAACCATCTTTTGCATTTGTTTTGGATCTGTAATCATGTTATTCACCTAATTGTTTCCATATATCATCTGCTGTAAGTTTTTTACCGTTTGAAGAATTTTTCGGTGTCATATTTATATTGTTTTCATCAAGTATATATTCTCTTTTGTTTAATGGTGTCATAGACATTCTTGCAACAAAACTATCCAATATGTTTCTTGCTTGTGCAGGATTTTTTGCTTTCAAAATATTTTGTTCATATCGTTCCGCATCAGCATCAGACATAGTTCCACTACCAGCTTGTCTATTTGCATTAACTAAAACGTTCTGCATAGATCTTTTCCAAGCATCAAATTGATCTCTAGCGAGTTTTTCTTTATCAGATACTCCTGCACCAAAAAATCCATTAGTCATCATACGACCCCAACGTGTGCTATCTTTTTGCATTTCATCTATATTCTTAAAACTACTATCAAAACGTGTTCCAATATTTTCCAAATCACTCATCATATTGTTTAACGTTAACTTCATATTTGCTTGTTCTTGAGCAGCTTGAATACTTTTTGCATTTGGATCATTAACTTTCATCCAATCCAAAGCTTCTTGATCAGTTATAGCTTGCTTTGTTGCTTCTGCTTCTAACTGTGCCGCTTTAATTGCATCTTCACGAGCTTGATTTTCTAATTCAATATCTTGATTTGCTAAATCACGTGCTTGCTGTTGTTGTGCACCATATATGCTATTAAATACGTTCACACCACTTGATAATGCATCTAAATAAGGATTTGTAAATTTAACACCATATGCACCTTCAAATTCAGGACTTACTATGTTGCTTGCTAATGCGTTACCCAATAATTCCCATCTATCTTTTTCAATTTGTTGTTTTTTTCTTGGGGATGTTAAAGCACTTACCAAAGCCTGCAATTTTTCTGGATCATATTGCGTTCTTTGAACTTGGTGTTGTGTTTTTATCACTGGTTGAACCGTTTGTGGTAAAGCCATTTGAATATTTGTGCCTAAAGCATTTCTTAAAGCTAATTCTTGATCTGGATTCATTTTGTATTCTCCTATCTTACATTGCCCCACCAATCATACCACCGGCAGCACTACCTAAACTCGCACCTAATGCTGTTCCTGCACCTGGTATTATAGAACCCAAAGCTGCACCACCAATCATTCCGATTGTGCTACCTAACTTTGCATTAGATGATTGTTTTGCTAGTTTCTGTTTGTATTGTTCTTGTTGGTCTTTAAATACTTTGTCGTATGTGTTTTCTAAACCTGCACCTGCTTGACCGCCAACCAATGTTGGATCTATAACTTGTCCACCCAACATGGATGCTTGGTTCAAGATGTTGCTTTGATATTGTTGACCATTTGCCAAAGCTTCATTGCTTAATGCTGACAATGTGCGGTTTTGATTTTCATATATATCACCCAGATATTCATTCCAAGCATTACTTCCAACTGGCAAGCCACGGTTTGTTAAAGAGCTTTCTGCTCTTGTAACTTGTCTGTCCATGTGTGGTTGCAAATATGCCATTTGTGCATTGTAATAAGCATTTGCAGCTTCTGTTGGATCACCGGTATAAGAACTTAATGCACCCAATTGTTTTTGCATTGCCAATTGGCTGTTTTCTGATAAATTCTTATTAACTGTCATTTGACCAGTTGTTGGATCAACAGATACGCTGTATCCGCCCAGTGGGCTAGATACGTTTGCATATTGCTGTAAACCGGCTGCTTGGTTTAATCTATTTTGTTCTGCAATGTCTGCAGATTGATCATATCTTGGTGCTTTTGGTGTGCTTCCCATTTTTTTCCCCTTATGCTATACTTCCCAAATTGGTGTCAACAGTTTTTTCTGGATGCAAAGCCCCAAATAATGCCAATTTTATTTCGGCATCTAATTCACGTTCTTTGCGATCTGCATCTTGTTTCATTATGCTGACTTTGGCTTTGTTAATTTCTGTATCACTTACAATCTTCGCAATTTCGGCATCTGCACGTTTGTTTTCTAATTCCAACGATGTCGCATCTTTCATTTGGGTATTACGCAATTCTGCACCCATCTTTTGTGCTTCTAATTGTAATTTCTGTGAATCTAATTGAATCTTCGCTTGTTCGTTTTGTGCTTTAACCATATCTGGTGTTGGTTCTTGTGGTTGGCTCATACGTGCTTGATAAGATTCAATTGCTTTATCAATTGCTTCTTCCATTTGTTGTTCTACAAATGCACCAACTTTATAACCACGTATCATGGACATAATTGCAGGTTTTGCAATAATAGCCATTTCTGGTATCTGTTGAACCATTCCTGATACTGCATTCAATTGATTAAATACGTTTGTCCACAATTCGCTAATATTAGCTTTATAATCGCTGTCATAGTATGAACGAACATCTTCCAAAGATATTGTTAAACGTGTGTTTTTCAAACGGTCTGTCTTTAACAAATCTAACGCAGCAATTATCAATTCGGGGTCTTGTTCTGCGTATTCTATTGTGGAATATGCTAACAATGAGATTGGTTCAAATGTTTGGCAAATAATGTCGCAAGCAATACGGATTGTGTCTTGAACAAAATAAATCGCATCTTTTTGGTCATCTTGTAAACGCATTGTTCCAAAAGAACCTTTCAAACGATTTGTTCCATAAGCATCTTGTGCGTTTGTTTCGCCTTCCAACACATCGTATATACCCAAACCTTTTTGTATATCGCTGATGTATTCGTCACGAACTGTTTTTAAGCGTTCCAAAGCTGTTGCAACATTGTCTTGTGGCAACATCCAGATAATGCTTTCAAGTGGTTTGCCGTTTAATTTTTCTGTGTTCTTCAAACCAATCAAAGAATTGTCGTTATCTGCATCAAATATCTTACCAAAGTCTGGAACACTTGCATCGTAAGCACCTGCTACACGCAAAGCATCTTTAATCTTGGTGATTTTCTTGTTGATAGTGTCAACTGCTTCATATTGTGCTAAATATTGTGCATGACGAGAAACAGGAACTGTGCTGTCTGTAAATTCGTCATAAGATAATGGTCTTGCACATGGAAATTCTATATCATAAGGATAATCGTATGTTGCAAGAATCTTTTTGTATGTTGGGTGGAATATATAAACCTTTTTATCCCATTTATCCCAGATTTCATAAACAGAAATAGTCTTATCTTCACGGTCTTTTTCATCAATCAAGCCGCTTTTTTCTATTTCATCAAATTCTTCGTCTGTCAAAGCTTCTGGCAAACGCAAACCTGGGAATTGTTTTTTAATATCTTCTTCGGTCATACGTAATCTGCGTGCTACCCAACCGCAATCATCCCAATGTTTAGATTTTTGCCATATAAAATCTTCGTGGCTTACATAATCAAACGTAATATCTTCTTTTAAGAAGCCACCATCGGTATAATAAGGCTTATAAGATACCCAAATAACACCAAAATTAGACAATTCAGCATCTAATTTAGCATAAGATAATGCACGTTTAAACTGTGGGCATTCTGTTAACTTAGCGGTGGTTCTTTCTAATATCATAGAAGCCACTCTTGCTACTTGGTCATCATCCCTGTTTGTGCGGTCAACTTGCACTTTTGGAATAAAAGGCAAAATGAATGGTAAACGAACAGACACATTACGATAAAGCAAGTTGTAACCCTTGCAATCTCCGTCTAATTCGGTCTTTTTGCGTGTATTATCTGACAAAAATGCTTGGTTGCGATAACGTCTAGCAATGTTTTTAGACGTTTTTATCCATCTTTTATAGATAGGATTGGCATACGCAGTTTCTAATTGTTTCTGCCAATATTCTTGCTTTTTCTGTGCCATGGTTTATTACCCTTCCAATTTATTTATTTCATCTCTAATAGCCTGTCTTTGTGCATGTAATGCAACAACGTCATAAGGCATTTCTGCACCAGCCAAAGAACATTCACTGCATTTGATTATTTTGTAATCAGTTGAACTTAATTCGCCTTTTAATTCGGCTATACGTGCTTTTTTTTCTTCTTCTGGTGTTGGTGCTGGTTTAATTGGTGCAAATCCGGCTACATACCATTTGTTATCGTATGCTAATTCTACATCCATAACTGTCATACCAATTTCAATGTAGTAAGCTTCATCACAACCTACACCAACCTGAACTTCGTGTGTTGTTTCATCAATAATTCTTGCGTATCTTGTTTCTGCCATTATTAACTCCTTAAATTAAGCTGTTCTACGCCATACGTTAACTACATATGCAGGTGGCTGAACGGTTGAACTATTTCCGTAAATACTATTACTTGAACTAGCTTTGAAAGTCATTGTTCCTGGGAAAGATCCAACGCCACCTAAGCCAGCACTGCCATCATAACTACTTGGAACAAAACATCCTGTTCCACCACTTATAGAATGGTTATGAGATGCAAAACTTCCTGTAATTTGTGGCAACCCTGCTGCTATTGTGCTATTACCGTTAGAACCGTTACCTGTCCATAATGCACGACCTGACGATACTAATGTCCAAGTTCCAAAGAATGCACCCATTGGGCATGAATTTTGTGTTCCAATATAAACACTGCCAACTGGATAAATTGCTTTTAATATATCAATCACAAATTTTGTTGTTGCGACTTTTGTGCTATTGTCTGTTGTGGCTTGTGTTACTGCTGTAAGTGTGCCTGTAAAATCTTTATTTCCAGTTACAGTTTGTGCACCAGCTAACATACACGCATAATTATCAACATACCCTTTGTTTGCTGCATCACCTGTCAAAACTGGTGCGGCTACACCTGTTAATTTATGGTTTCCCATTGGTATATCGGCTGTTGGAACAATAGAACCGTCTATTTCTAATTTACGATTTACTGCATTTAATAATGTATCAAAATTGCCCTGAACGTGAACACTACTTGCTTTTACGCCATTCTGACGGTCTGTTTCAACATTCGCAGGTAAAGAAATTACTCCCATTTGCTTGTCCTTTTGTTAAATTGCTGTTCTGCTTGCATTAAATAACAACATCAAATCTACTACTTGATGTTTAATTCCCACTACATTCGCTGTGATTTTTACACTAAAGTTATGACCTAAACCTGATGCAGAATATGTATCAGCACTGGCTGTCATATCTCCGTAACCACCTGCCCAATATTCTGTATCCCAATATGCTGTTCCTGGTGTTGGATCATCTGGATTTTCGTCATCTGACCAATAAAAACCTGTTTGTCCTACGCTTTCCGGAACTTCACTTGTATCAACCCAGTTATAATAAGATTGGTTTTCAAAGTCTTTGTATGTTGCAAAACCTAATTCTATCTTATCACTGCTTGCGTGTCTGATTTGTATAAAGTTTAATCTTTTAAGAAAATCTGAACCGCAATTGCTATATGCTGTCCATATTTCTAACGGAATTGGTGTTGTGTCTGTGTCTGATACACCGTATTCATAAACACCATCATCCATTCCAAATAATAATTTGCCATCAGATATACACATTGTGTATGCGTTTATATTTGTGAACAAAGACCACTTACCAGATGTTATGTTCATAACAGCCTGAACAAATGTGTTTCCGCCTTGTGGAATGTTAAACAACACAAAATCTTCGTTTGGAACAACTATACCCATAAATCCAGGTTCACCAGCAAACTTTGCAGCTTGATCCAAAACCCAAGTGTTAATGCGTTGACTAAATATAAACTGTGCACTTTGATTTTCACCGTTTGCAAATATACTGTGTGCAGATATAAAGCCTTTGTTGGTCATCACAATCAAGTCACCAGACCAGTTAAGGAATGGTGTTTTACCCAAAGGATAACCTGTTTGATATGTTCCATTGTATGCAATATTGGTTGGATCATCTAAATCGTTACCTGTATAAACAATTGCTTCACCTTGGTTTGTAATAAAGCCAATGTACGCATTCAAAGACATACCGGCATCACGTGAAATATTAAACGCACCAATTATTGCACCACCTTTCTTACTTGTTCCAGATGTTGCAGCTATATCAAACGGTTTCATTTGGGCATTGTTATCTGTTTGAACGTAACCTACTGGCAAATACCAAATGCTCATATCGTTACCATAACCAGCACAAATTTGTGCATTTGTGGTTGCGATCCAATCAAATATGATGTTTGGTGCACCAGTTACAGACCAATCTTGAATTGTAACTGTTTGTGACAAATCACCATAATTTGTAACGAATATCTGTTGTGCATTATCTAAACCGTTAACCATAATGATTTGGTGATTTAAATAAGTCCATCTCCATTCACTGCTGCTATATCCGCTTTTTGTTGCAACTTGTGTGTAAACACCTGCAATCTTTTCAAAAACGTAAATTGCATCGTCACTAGCTACAATTAACATATTGTATTCTGGTAACGGTATAATTGTTTTAACTGCTTCTGTGAAAGTGATAGGATCATCATTATTATCAACAAAATCAATTGGGTAATACCCTTTGCGTGATTCCAACAAGTTTTGTTTAATCACGTAATTTTTGCATGATAATAAATGTCCTGTTCCCTTATCTGCCAGTGGGGCTTCACTTGACCACCCCACCTGATAAAGAGGTAATGTTATTCTATCCGACATACCAAGTTCCATCTGCTAAGTTGCTTGCGTTTCTCAATGCACCGCCTGCCAAATCAATTTGTTGTGGTGCTTGTCCACGTGATTCATAATCTTTTAATGTGTTGTAATATTCTTCTTCTACTTCTGACCAATTACCCACATCCTTATCTTTCAAATAACGATATGCTGTTCCTAACATTAATATTTGGTCTGGAATCAAAGATGTATCTGTAGCATTATCAAACTTTGCTTTACGTGTTCCATCAGAACCAACAATTGGCAAATTGGTGTAATACAAGAAATTGATTTTTGTACCATCTGCTAAACCAGGGAAGATGTATATAGATTTTTCTCTGATTGTGAATATACCAGTTGTTCCAACCGCTACAGACGAAGCTTTTAATACTTGCCATTGGTGCATATTTACAGCCTGCATAGGAACTCTTTGATTCATATTAACCATTGTTCCTGTGTCAATTCCTGCACAATCTGATGCCAATTCTACAAATGGATATTGATTCCAATCGCCTAAGCATTTCCAAGTAACACCATCTGCACCTGTTCCTGTGTTTCCTGGTGTTAAATTTAAGCTTGCTGGGTCATCTGTGGATGTGCTTGCTACCACACAAGAATAACAATATTTACCACTGTAAGCAATTTCACCGGTTGTATAAGAACCAGCTGTCCAATGTTTGTATGTTGTAAATTCGCATTCTTGTAATAAATCTGACAAACTGTTCTTTAAAATAATGTCATCTATCAGTTCATTTAAAATACGTAAGTTTTCTTGCACAATCAAATCGGATGTAGCAAAAGGGTTAATTGTATTTTTATACAACCCTTCACGTGATAAAATTGTGTCTATCATGTCTTTTACTGTCATTTTTTTACCCTTATAAAAAGAAAAAAGCCCATAAATAACCGCACTATCTAATTCGTTGATGTGGTTGTTTATGGGTGTTTGTTTTTGTAAAATTGCCCGTCTTTAATCACGGAACGGGCAAACCGTCTTATTGCTCTTAACAGATTAAGAAACAACGCTGTATGCTATAGCAGTTGGTGTGACACCTGGTACGATACCGCAAGCGATACCATAAATAGCGTCACCTTTTTTGCAAGCTGCTAATGTTTTTACAACGATTGAACCAGGAGCTGATGTTCCGGACAAAGCACCTGCTGGGGTGATATAAGCTGTTCCAGCAGAAGTATCAGCACTAGCTACGCCAAATACTGCGATTCCACCAGGAAAGCAATCATGTTGACCAGGTTTTGCACCGTAAACAGCTATTTCTTCGGCTGCTACAGGTTCTGTTAAGTTAATTGATGTGAAAGCCATTTTATAACTCCTATTACGTTAGAATTAAACTAAACCCCGATTTCTCGGGGTTATGTTATTAAGCACCTACAACTACGCCTTGGAATGCACGGCCTGAAGTTGTTAAGTTTCCAGCCCACAACCATGCTTCTGCATACAAGTCTTGGTTGATGCTGTTTACACGGTCTTTTTTAGCTGGGTTACGGCGTACGTGTGGACGTAAATATATGAAATCTGTGTTCAAAACGTATGCGTGGTTAGCTGGGATTTCACCAGACATTGTGGAAGCTGCGATACCTTGATCACAGAAGATTGGTAATCCGTTGATTGCCAATTCCATAAATCCACCTTTTCCTTCTACGGAAACGAAACGTTGTTGTGCTTGCAATTCTTTGTAGTAATTTGTGTACCAAGCATTGTCAACGAATACAGCTTTTGGTGTGTCGTTATTACGTGTAGTTTTCAAAATTGCTTCATTCAATTTTTCAACTGTGCTATCTGTTCCAAATGTGCAAGAACCTTGGAAGTTTCTCCACCATGTGTTGTCTGCATCAGATGCATCGATACCACCAACAACACCAGAAGATGGTGTGTCAGATACTAAGTAGCGTAAACCACCAATTTGTAATGCATCAGAACCGTCAGAATAAACGTCAGCAGCCAAACCATTTTGCAATGTTTTAGCACCGTTTTTCAATTTAGCAGCAATCAAGTCTATTTGACGAGATTTACCTTCGTTAGCCATGATTTCAGAACCTGTTACAACCATAGTAACTGCAACTTTTTTACGAGCAAAAGAAGCAGCTGTTGCGAATTTTTTAGATTCCAAATCCCATGCTTGTGCACCGTCATAACGGTTGTAAGCACCATTTTCTGCGATTTCTAAGTTTTGTAAAATTTCGACACCGCCATCTTCTACTTTGACGTTGCCAGCTTTTTTCAAAAATTCCAACAATTTAGAATTTTTTGTGTAGTTATCTTTCAAGGAATCTGTGTAGTTATCTACTGCTGTTGAATACAAATTCCCGAAGTTTGGATTTCCTATTGCCATAATAATCTCCTATGTATAAATCCAAGTTAATCGATGTGCATGTAGCACGGTTTACCTTTGATTTGCTTTGTTTCACGTCAAATCACACGTGTCGGGTTTTTGTTATTTGTTTGGGTTGTTTTCTATGTAATGTTTTCTTATGTTGTTTTCCTGCCATTCTTCAACGGTCATCGACCATATTGCTAATGGTTTAGGGTCTTGTCGTAGTGTCCCAGTGTTTATGAATCCAACACCACGAACAAATCTTTGTGCTACGGTATTGTCAACGTCTATAAAAGTGTTCACAATATCACCAAAACTGAATAATGTGCTGATTATGATGAATATTATCTCTGGATTCGCTACAAACTTGTCCAAAATAACATGATCATAATTTACTGTTCTGCCGTTGGTAGTAATCAACCCGTAATATCTGCCTTCATCAAAGACTATCTTGCACTCTGGCAAAAACTCAATGTGTGGCAAATATTTACGCATTACTGCCGCTGCTGTGAAAAACAACGGTGATTCACTACCAACTATTTGCATTTGTAACCTCGTTTAAATCTTCGTCATCCACCAATTGCATTTTATTGGCTTCTAACCCTTTGCGTATATCTTCTGCCCTTGCCTGTAAGAATTTTTCACGTTTTTCTGCATCTGTTAATATACGCTTTTCATCACGGTCTTTGTAAATGCTCATACACATATACAGAAACGCCTTGCCACCGTGTGAATATTCGTCATGAACTATGTTCTTTGTGTTTAACATGCCGTCTTTATAGTCATATCGCATGTTGTATATGCAATCTATTCCACGTTGCAGGTCTTTATCTATGTCTATAATCGGTATCATAGAACGTGCAATATCTATTTGTTCCTGCTCTAATAACCGTGGCAACGTAATGCAACTAAATCCTAATTCACGCATTCTGGCAACACGTGTGTTACCGTATGCCCACTCGGTGTTTGCACCATCATGTGGAAAGAAAACCGTGTCATATCGGTAATCTTTGCTTTTTAACTGATCAACCCAGTATGGAAGTGCTTTTAACGTATCTTCCATGTAATTGATGACTTTAACCCGTCCATCAATCCACTGATAAAACCAAATTGCCGTTGCATCTGTATGTCCAATATCCCAAGCTGTGTAAACTGGGTATCTATCGTCATATTTGATGTTGCTGCGTATGTTATCAGGGTATTTAGCAAACTCTGTTGCTAATACTGCCCCACGTGCTTCTTCCCCAAATTCACCATACAAGAATCGTGTTTGTTCGTGTGCCGGCAATTCTTTCAAACTGTCGATATAATCATCTGGTAAATACTCCAGATTATCCAAAGGATTAAGACGTACATTCGCATATATTGCCTGATTCAACTTTTTGTCTGGATCTAACGGACTTTGAAACAAGAAATGCTCTTTGTATGTCCAATGCCCTTTGTGCGGTGGGTTTTCAATCACAATCTCTAACAACTTGATAAAGACGTTTGGATTGTCCCAACGTGCAACTTTCTGTGCAAGACGTGTTCTTAACTTCTGCAATGCTTCATAATTAACTTCAGAAGCTTCGTCAATCAGTATTGTTGCGTATTCAGTACCCAACAGCTTTTCAACTTCTTGTTCGTTTCCTATGGCTCTAAAATGCAATTCTGAACCATTTGGCAACGTGAATATGTTTGTGCTGTTATTCATACCACCATTATTCCAATGCTCAAACAGCTGTGGATAATATAATCTCAACAGCTTTGGCATTGTGTCCAGTATGATTGCATTACGCAAAGCAGTAAATGTATCACGTGCTATCAAATGACGGCTACCCGGATAATAAACTGCTCTTTTAAGCACTTTACGCAACGAACGGAAAGTCTTAGAACTACGTGACCCACCGTATATTAACAACCGTCTAGCATCATTATTATGCTTAAACATGTTATTAAAAATGGTGATTCTGCGTTCTTTGTCCTGTTCTTGCTCTGGGGTCAATGTAATCATATTTCATCATCCCCCGGTTCAACAACAAACTTGAACCCACCCAACATTGTTGTTTGTTTATCGCCTTTTGCAGCATCTAAAACTAACTTTGCAGATTCCTTATCACCTTTTAATGCTTTATTCGCATGCACAGCCATAATCAATTCTGCAACTGTTGCTTCTTGTACTGGCACAGCACCATAATCATAATCATGAACGTCTGTAACCTGTGATTCCAGAACAATTCGGGCAATTTCTGCTATTTCTTTCTTCTTGCGTCTTGCTTCACCAGATGCAATACCACCTTTCCTTGTGATTTCCCTCTGTTCTTCCACTGTTCGCTGGTTCATAGGGATAAGGTTTTCGTGTCCGTCTGCCATAACCCCACCTCATGGTTGTTTTTAATCGTCTAAACCTAATGAACGTAATGCTTCACGGGTGGCTTGTTCTACTGTCATTGGCTCTTTTTTCAATGGCTGTGAATCTACAGGATTACTTGCTGTAGGACTAACAACTTTTGCCATCTTTTGTTCTGCTAATGATGGTTTTGGTTCTTCTACCGGTATTGCTTTTGGTGCAATAGCATATTCAAACATCTCTGCTGCCTTGTTAATAACAGCTATATCTGATGCGTTTGGATCTGCTGCACGTTCCATTTGTATCTGACGTAAGAATTTATCACTTATCTTTGGGTCATCTAACAAAGCCTTAATACCTGGTGTGTTATTTACGTAATCTTGAACGTATGTGTCAACGCTTTCTTCTTCTGGTTTAACGTATTTAGCTTGTCTTGCTTCATATCTAGCCTGTGCATTGGCGTTGTAATAATTATTTGGTATATCACGTGGCTTTAAATCGCCTTTTGTGTCAATACCGTATGTCTTTGCAATTTCATTAATAACTGCAACAGGATCTTCAAATTGAATAATGCCGCCCGCAATCATCTGACGTGCTGTCAATGTTGGGTTATCGTTCAATTTTTGAATAATATCTACGCAATTACGTATAACTTCGCTTTCTGATATATTGCTTTGTTGTGCAACTTCAGATATATAACCTTGAACAGGTTCTAATGTTTTACGCATTTGCTTTGCATTGTGTTCTGCTTCTGCAGCACGCAAGTAATTACGTTCGTTTTCTGTTGCCAGACGTGAAAATTCGTCTTTTGTGTCTTTATCTAAATCTTTCCAGTGTCCATCTACAAATTCACGTTTAATTTGCTTTGGTGCGGCTACTTCTTCAACCGGTGCTTCTTCTGTAGACTTTTCTTCGGTTTTCTCCGCACTTTCTGCGGATTTTTCTTCCGCAACTGGTTCTTCTTCTACCGCCGGTGTTTCCACTGGGGCTTCTTCTGTTGGTTTAACTTCTTCAACGGCTTGTTCTTCCGCTGCAAATGCTTCTTCAACTATTGTGTTAATGTCTTTGTTTTCGTCTGGCATGCGTAACCTTTTTTGTTTTGTTATTTGTTTTCAATTTCTGTGACTCTGTTATTTAATGTCTTAATCTGGTCTGCTAAAACCTTAATAGCATCCAAAATAACATCGTCTTTATCTTTCTTTGGCTCTGGCTTTGGTGTTTCAATTCCGTCTAACGAATTAAGCTTATCTACATCTGCCCCGTTCAGACGTAAACTAAAATCACTTACCAATGCCCAATATTCCGGGTGTGTTTCCGGTAATAAAATTATCTTGCGGTTGTATTCCAACTTGTCACGGAATGGTACAACCTGCATCATCTCTTCACGTGTGTATTCGTATCTGTTTAATTTGTTATGTTCGATAAAATCTTCCCACGCTTTGCGATAACGTATTTCATGTGCAGTTGTCACCTGAACTTCCATCCAATCTGCACGTCCGCTGTCGCTATTGTTAATACGCATAAACGGATAAATAATAAAATTGTCTTTTGCGTGATTATATACAACCCGCCAATAAAACTGTGGGTGCATATCAATATCACCCCTGACTCTGATGTCATCAGAATCAAAGTATGTTTTGTTTTCTGCCATTTGTAACCTGTTTATTCTTCGCTGTATTTTGCTAACAACCTTTCGGCTGCTTCTTTTTTCAAATCATCGGGATAAATACGACCCGCTAATCTCATCGCAAATTCAAATTTGCCCGACAAATCTATATCTATATCTGTCTTGTCATATAGACCTTTTACCATCTTATCGATACTTTCGTCTTGTTCCCTTTCTCTCAGATGGTCTATGTTGTCGTTGTGACGTAATAAATCTTCCGCTGTTACATCTTCGTCCAGCAACTGTTGGTTCGTTTCAAACAGATATTCTTTTAATTCCAATTCTGTCATTTACGCACCATCAATACGTTCTTGTCCATAATGAACGTTATATCTTCGCCAACGTATGCGGTCTTTTTAATAAAACCTACAATGTCGCCAACTTTATATGAGTCGCTGCATTGTTCGCCTTTGGCTATAACCTTTGCAAATTGCAAATCAGAAACATCAAATGCATCTGTATCTGGCAATAATTCAATCTGCACTAAATCACGTAATACTTTATATTGCATGGCATGTCCTTTTGATTAAGATTGCTTGTTCAACCGCTGTCTTAAACACCTGATATACCAAATTTGCCGGTTCTATAACCGAAGCTGACACGTCTTTTATACCAACCTTTTCACGTATTACGTTCCAAACCTTGTGACGTGTGGGTGCAAAGTCACTTAACGCTTTCCCTGCACCCGGAACAAAACCATCAAATCCTTGCATAACCGCTAATATCGCATCTTCCAAACGATCTTTTATTTCAACCATCTGGGCGGTTGTTTCTGCACCAACATAAATCTTGGCTATCTTGCTTTCCAATCTTGCCAATCTTTCTTTACACCATGCTTTCTCAGCACCAGATAACGTTTTACTTTCGTTTTCTATCGCTTTGCACAGTTGCTTGGTGTCATCTGATTCTTCGTATTCAAATGTTGCCATTCTGCGTGTAATATGGACTTTTGTGATATGCGGTGCTAATACACTCAAATCCGCAACCAAATCGGCTCTTTTGTTACCAATCGCCGAAAGTGCGATGTTACAAAATTGACCAACGCCTTTGATGTGGTTGTCCACCAAAGAAGCCAATGCTTGTTCATCGCACTGTCCAACACAGAGAAAAGGTCTGTTTTCTTGTATTGCCTGTGTCGCACCCTTTGCAATATCGGATAACGACATATAATCTTTTATCAAAATAACCGGGTTTAACATTTCAACACCGGTCTTTGTGTTAACAAACGCTTGATTGGAATAACCGCTATCTAATACATAACCTTTGATTTGTTCGCTTGTTATTCCGTCCTGATCACGTTCTTCAACAATGTAATGCCCGTCTTTGCCGTTCTTACCAACAACTGTCGCAACAGTATCAGAAATCTTAACATCACCGTTACTAGAAACCATTGCTAAATTAAACAATGATTCTTTGTCTATTTTTTTAACCGCTACTTTGTTCAAATATTCTTTTAACGGTTCTTCGTATCTCTGCAAAGTCAACAAATCGTCTAATGAATAATCAACCAAATGTGCTAATAATACCGCTACAGATGTTGTTCCATCACCTACTTCACGAACTTGTCTTTTGCATACCTGTCTAACAAAGTTCGCACCAGCAGACGTATCTTTGATGCTCTGCGATACTTTATATCCGTCTTTTGTTAATATTGTTTCTGCGGTGTGTGTGTTTGGGTTTT